CGCATCCGCAATATCCTGAAGTCGCGCCAGATTGGGGCCACGTTCTATTTTGCCCGCGAGGCGCTGATCGATGCGCTGACCACCGGCCGCAATCAGATTTTTCTTTCGGCCAGCAAAGCGCAGGCGCACGTCTTTAAAAACTACATCATCGACTTTGCCCGCCAGGCTGACGTTGACCTGAAAGGCGATCCCATCGTGCTGCCGAACGGGGCACGCCTGATATTCCTCGGCACCAACGTGCGTACCGCGCAGAGCTACACCGGCAACCTCTATCTGGACGAATATTTCTGGATCCCGAAATTCCAGGAGCTGCGCAAGGTTGCCAGCGGCATGTCGCTGCACAAAAAGTGGCGCACCACCTACTTTTCCACGCCGTCGGCCCTGTCGCACAGTGCTTATCCGTTCTGGTCAGGCGAGCTGTTTAACAAGGGGCGTCACAGCAAAGATGATCGTATCGAGATAGACCTGTCGCATTCACACCTGGCGAAAGGCGCGCTGTGCGGTGACGGGCAGTGGCGACAGATTGTCACGGTTGAGGATGCGCTGACCGGCGGCTGCAACCTGTTCGACATTGACCAGCTGCAGCTTGAATACAGCCCGGCGGAATATCAGAACCTGCTGATGTGTGAGTTTGTCGACGACGAGGCGAGCGTGTTCCCGTTCGCCGAGCTGCAGAGTTGCATGATCGACAGTCTGGAAGAGTGGGAAGATTTTAACCCGTACCTGCCGCTCCCGTTTGCGTACCGGCCGGTCTGGATCGGCTATGACCCGTCACATACCGGCGACAGCGCAGGCTGTGCGGTTATCGCGCCGCCGCTCGTTGCGGGCGGAAAATTTCGCGTGCTGGAGCGTCACCAGTGGCGGGGCATGGATTTTGCCGCGCAGGCGAAATCTATCGAGGACTTAACCAAAAAATACACTGTGGAATATATCGGCGTGGATGCCACCGGCATAGGGCAGGGGGTTTTTCAGCTGGTACGCCAGTTTTACCCGGCCGCTCGCGAAATCAAATACTCGCCCGAAGTGAAAACGGCAATGGTGCTTAAGGCGAAAGACACCATCAGCAGCGGGCGGCTTGAGTATGACGCCGGGGCGACGGATATCACGCAGTCGTTTATGGCTATCCGCAAAACCATGACGGCCAGCGGCAACCGCTCAACCTATGAGGCGAGCCGCAGCGAAGAGGCCAGCCATGCCGACGTTGCCTGGGCCATCATGCACGCACTGTTAAACGAACCGCTTACCGCAGCCAGCGGCGGCGCCAACCCCTCTATTCTGGAATTTTACTGATGAGCAAACGCAGAGGCCGCAAGGCTCACACCGTCACCGCGCAGCCGGTACAGACAACCGCACCGCAGCAGCACGCCGAGGCGTTTACCTTTGGCGATCCGACGCCGGTCATGGATAAGCGCGACATTCTGGATTACGCCGAGTGCATCGGTAACGGACGCTGGTTTGAGCCACCGGTCAGTTTTAGCGGGCTGGCTAAAAGCCTGCGCTCGGCTGTGCATCACAGCTCGCCGATTTACGTGAAGCGCAACATTTTGGCCTCAACCTTTATTCCGCACCCGATGATGAGTCAGCAGGAGTTCAGCAAGTTTGCGCTGGATTATCTGGTCTTCGGCAATGCCTTTGCCGAGCTGCGCCGTAACAGCCTGGGTAAGCCGCTGCGCCTTGAAACCACCCCGGCCAAATTCACCCGCAGAGGCGTTAAGGATGGCGTTTACTGGTTTGTGAATGACTGGAAAGAGCCGCATGAATTTTCGGCCGGCAGCGTGTTTCACCTGCTGGAGCCGGATATTAATCAGGAGCTTTACGGCCTGCCGGAATACCTCAGCGCGCTCAACTCCGCCTGGCTGAATGAGGCGGCTACGCTGTTCCGCCGCAAGTATTATCAGAACGGCGCGCACGCCGGTTACATCCTTTACATGACCGACGCGGCACAGAGCAGCAGCGACGTTGACCGGATGCGCCAGGCGATGCGCGACACGAAAGGGATCGGCAACTTCCGTAACCTGTTTATGTACGCACCGAACGGTAAGCCGGACGGCATCAAGATTTTGCCGCTTAGCGAGGTGGCGACGAAAGACGATTTCTTTAATATCAAGAAGGCCAGCCGCGATGACCTGTTAAGCGCGCACCGCGTGCCGCCGCAGATGATGGGGATTATCCCGGACAATTCCGGCGGGTTCGGCGACGCGGTGAAAGCGTCTCAGGTGTTTGTGCGTAACGAACTGACACCGCTGCAGGAGCGTCTGAAGGAAATTAATAACTGGCTGGGCGAAGAGGTGATCACGTTCCGCCCTTATGAGCTGGAGCAAAAGACGGCCTGACCGGGCGGCGCGAAATTCACCACGACTGTTTAAACTACCCCGCAAAAATCACCGCCTGTTTTCATGGCCCCGCAGACGCGTTCAGACGCGTTTTGCGGGGCTTTTCGTTTTCAGCGCCTCGGATTCATCCATAGCCGCCGCTCCCGCCTCCGTGCCGCTGGCGCAGCCTCCGCATACATGTTTGCACCCCTCGCGCGCAATGCTATCCCCGCCACGCCTGCCCGCTTTGTGTATCGATTTTAATGCACTTGCGTGTTATAAAAAAAACAGTCGGCACAAGGCTTCATGCCGTATCAATATACTCCGAGCATTAACGCAAATTCATGCAGCAGCTAAATGCATAGCTGACTTTCATCAACTTTACTCTTTGGGTTTCATATGGACACAGTGAACAAAATAATTGAGGATGCAAAACAGCTTAGTCTTCATTCAGCTAATGAAGCTCAAACACGAATGAAAGTCATCGATCAGATCCTTTTTGAAATACTGAAATGGACTAAAGACGATGTATCCGTTGAGGAGAGGGTAAGTGAGGATGGCCATACGACATTTGCAGATTATCTCATTAAAACCGCAAGTACTGCATTCATAATTGAAGCAAAAAAAATCGGCGAGACATTCAAAACAAATCAGTTCGACCGACGTTTGAAACTTAACAGTAATAATTTGAGCGGTGCTTTTGGCGAAGCAGTTATACAGGCTAGAGATTACTGTCGTAAGTTAAGCATACAGTTTGCAGTGGTAACTAACGGTGAACAATGGGTGATTTTTCCTGCCAATAGAACTGATCAAGTCTCGTTTAACTCATCATATGCCATAGTATTTAATAACTTGCAAAGTGCATTAAAAGATGACTATACGGAGTTTTATGATCTTCTATCCAGAAAAGCAGTAATCAACTCTAGCTTGGAAGTTACATTATTAGGTAATCGTGAAGACCAAATAGAAGAACGGCGTCTTAAAAATACAATTAGAAAGTCTGTTTCATATGACGCTAAAAATCCCATTTACCCTTTGGTTGAAGAATCTATAATCACGTCCTTTTCTGATACGATAACAGATATCGACCCTTCTCTCTTTGAGAGGTGCTACGTAAACACGCCAGATAGAACTAAGTTTGATCGGCGTATAAATATGCACATATCTAAAAGTCAGCATTTGTTTAATGTGACTCCAGTCAGACCAATGCAAAAAAGAGATGCCAATGCATTCAAAGAGTCTCTCTTAAGAGCGAAAAAGAATTCAAGACCACTTGCGATTGTTATATTAGGCACGGTAGGCGCAGGAAAAACAACATTCCTACATTACACCAGAAATGTTTCAGCCGCTTCAGTTTTCGAAAAGGTAGAGGGTAGACCTTATCCGCATTGGATCCGAATCGATTTTTTAAAATACACAAACGACCTGACTCCAGTTGACTATATTTATAATACGATAAAGAATTATATAATTGACGATGATTTTTTTAGTAACTTTGAACTATGCGTACAAAACGCTTATAAAGATGAAATAAATTCCATTAAGAAAGGCCCGGCTTTTTTAATAGCAAAAAACGAAGAGAAAATTAATCAACTTATAACTGAAAAGTTGAGTAGTGATTATGAAAAAGTCAAGCCCTATGTTGACAACTTATTAGTGTACGCAACTAAAAATACGCCTGTTTTTTTGGTAGTTGATAATGTGGATCAATTATCAGAAGATGTTCAATCCAAAATTTTCACCGATTGTGTGGCGTTTTCTCAGAGACTAAAGTGCAACCTTGTTATCTCCTTAAGAAATTCAACATATGTAAGCCACCGGAACTCGGCAGCTTTTAACGCTTTTGACTTTGATCCAATATTAATAGAACCTCCGCTTGTTGAGGCTGTGCTTTCAAAAAGATTTTTCTTGGCAAAAAATATGCTTGAAGGAGAAGAGGGAACTTTTGAGTCTGAGAACGGAATTCGTTTTAACGTTGAAAATAAAGCCGATTTAATAAGTCTCTTGCAAAGCTCTGTGCTAGGTACTGAAATTGGAAACTTACTAGAGGTTTTAGCTGCAGGTGATATCAGAAATGCATTGAGAATGACTAGAGAATTCATAGAACACGGGTACACCAACCCAGGGAAAGCGATAAAAATATATAAGGAGCATGGCTCGTATATACTTCCAAAACATGAAGCATTAAGAGCTATTCTGTTAGGAAGCCAGGCTGTTTATTCAGAAGCTTATTCGTTAGTAGGAAATCCTTTTGATGCTCGCCGGGGGAAAACTAATTTCCAGCTATTGAGGTTGTTTATCCTT